GGCTGAAACGCTGTGCTTTGACTTCGAGCGGCAGTACGGGACTGAGGTCAGGGTGGCGCGTATCTTCAACACCTATGGCCCTCGGATGGCTATTGACGATGGCCGTGTCGTCTCGAACTTCATCGTGCAGGCTTTGCGGGGCGAGCCGATCACCATCTACGGAGACGGCTATCAAAGCCGATCTTTCTGCTACGTCGATGACCTGATCGAAGGTCTGATCCGGCTCATGAACTACGATCAGTCGATTGGCCCTGTAAACATCGGTAATCCGATGGAGTTCTCCATGCTTGAGCTTGCTGAGCTGGTCACAGAGGTCACAGGCTCGTTCAGCCCTATCGTCTTCAAGGACTTGCCGCAGGACGACCCCAAGCAGCGCAGGCCCGACATCAGCAAAGCTAGAACAGCTCTGGATTGGCGTCCTCGCACAGAACTGCTTGAAGGACTTGAGAAGACCGCAGCCTATTTCCGTGAGGTGCTAAAATGAAAACAGTCGCAGTCGTCACGGCAACCACGGGCCGAAAAGAACTTTACAAAGCCATAGATAGTGTCAGACAGCAGACCTATCCGTGCCGTCACTATGTCTTTGTAGATGGCGAAGCCGACAAATCTAATTTGTACTATGAACTGACAAACACTGAACTTTTCTATCTGCCCGTTCGCACAGGCGGCAACGGCATGATGAACGGCGGCATTGTGGCCGCGTCGGCTTTCCTTGTTCAAGAAGACCTGATCTGCTGGCTGGACGATGATAACTGGTTCGAGCCGGACCACATTGAAAAGCTTGTAGAAGCCAAGGGTGATAAACCGTATGCGTATTCTCTCCGCGCTCTACGCAACAGCGATGGTTCTTTCTTTGCCAACGATGACTTTGAAAGCATCGGGCATCACGGCAGCTTTATTGACCTTAACTGTTATCTGATGGAGCGCAACATCGCCGTTCAGATTGCCCCGCTCTGGTACAAGACCACGGGCGAATTGATGATTGGCGACCGCTTCGTGTATCAGGCTCTTCGAGAGAATAATTTAGAGAGCGCTTGCTCCGGCTTGTACAGCCTCAACTACCGCCTAAATGACAAGCGCGACCTTCGCGGTTTCTTCTTCGAAGGCAATATCAAGACACGCGCACAGTTCCCAGACGGCTTTCCGTGGGCAAAGGACACCAAATGAGCATTGCAGATGCCGCTATTGCCCGTATGCGCGGGCCTCGCAACATGCACATCATTTGCATTGATGTAACTAACAAATGCGATCTTGCTTGCTCTAATTGCACCCGATTGCTCGAAAATCAGGATCATTTCTGGGATATTACGCCTGAGAACTTCCGGCTGGCCTTGCGTAGCCTCAAAGGTTACTGGGGCGTTATCGCCATGATCGGCGGCAATCCTTGTATGCACAAAAACTTTGCGGAGCTGTGCCAAATCTTCGAAGAAGAAGTTCCTAACAAACTTCAGCGCGGGCTTTGGACAAACAATTACTTCAAGCATCGCGAGCTTTGCGAGAAAACATTCGGCACTTTCAATCTGAACAGCCACGGAGAACAACGTGCGGAAGAAGGACTTACTGAGCTGGCAACCGCTGCTCGAAGCACTGGCGGCGTTGCTTGGAATTATAGCGGCCATTCTGACCATGCTCCTCTTCTCACAGCCGTAAAAGACCTATACCCAGAACAAGAGATGTGGGACCGCATCGCCAACTGCGACATCAATCGCGAATGGTCGGCCTCTATCGTCCAGAACAAGGGCGAGCTTCGTGCTTACTTCTGCGAAGTCGCGGCATCGTTTGATCTGGCTCGCGGCACAGACCACGGTATGCCTCTGACTGAAGGCTGGTGGAACAAACAGATCACCGACTTCTCAGATCAAGTAAAGCGCTTCTGCCCCGGCTGCGGTGTGCCTGCAAAGCAGAAGGGCAACAAGGACTACGAAGAGATTGACACATACACAGACAGCAATGCTGATCTGGCCGTGAAATCTCTTGCTAAGAAAAACCGCAAGATCATTCACCTTGACGCTACACAAAAAGAAGAAGTGAATAAGCGGGTCACGCTCTACAACTCTGGTCAATAAAATGAAATTCAACCTTGAGCATTTCTATGCCTTCTGCCGCCAGCTTCGTATCGAAACGAAGGAAGAGGGGCTGAAGAAGATGGAAAGGTTACTTGGCACTCAGACCTACACGATGGGCGAGATTGCCAAAGGGCTTGAGGATGATTGCCATTTCTTTGTGATCCTTAAAGGTCGTCAGCTTGGTATTACTACGATCAGCCTAGCTCTCGACCTCTACTGGCACTTTATCAATCCCGGCTTGCAAGGCACGTTGACGACAGACACGGAAGAAAACCGTGACATGTTCCGTTCAACGCTTGCCATGTATCTCGACGGTTTGCCGCGAGAATACAAAATTCCTGCGGTGGCCCATAACCGTAACCAGCTTCAGCTTAAAAACCGCTCGCGTCTGTTTTATCAAGTCGCGGGCCTTCGAGCGAAAGGCTCTCTCGGACGCGGCAAGGCTATTACTTACTTGCACGGCACTGAGACGAGTTCGTGGGGCGATGAGGAAGGTCTTGCGTCCCTCCTTGCCTCGCTCGCAGAAACCAACCCGCTGCGTCTGTACATGTTCGAAAGCACCGCTCGCGGCTTCAACATGTTTCACGACATGTATGTGACCGCTAAACGCGCTCGCACACAACGCGCTATCTTCTGCGGCTGGTGGCGCAACGAATACTATTCTGCTGATCCCAACTCTGACGTTTACAAAGTCTATTGGGACGGAAAGCTCACAGGCGAAGAGAAAGAATGGGTTCGCGACATCAAGAAGCTTTACGGCATTGAGATCAACTCGCGCCAGATTGCGTGGTGGCGTTGGAAAATGATGGAGGGCATCAAAGACGATGCTCTCATGTATCAAGAGTTTCCTCCGACAGAAGACTATGCTTTTGTGATGACAGGCTCATCGTTCTTCTCGAACGCTCGCTGCACAGATGCGGTAAAAGATGCGAAGAAGGACAAGCCTGATTGCTATCGCTATGTCATGGGGATGAACTTTGAAGACACAGAAGTCATCAAGTGCAGAGAAGAAACTGCCACCCTCAAAGTCTGGGAAGAACCAATCGACACAGCTTATTACGTTATTGGCGCTGACCCTGCTTATGGGTCTTCAGATTGGGCTGATAGATTTGTTGTTCAAGTCTATCGTTGTTACGCAGACGGACTTGAACAGGTTGCTGAGTTTGCTACGTCTGAAATGAACACCTATCAATTTGCGTGGGTCATCGCGCATCTTGCTGGCGCTTACAAGAACTCGACGCTGAACCTTGAAGTCAACGGACCCGGCCAGCCTGTTCTTCAAGAGCTTCGCAACCTCAAGCGTCATGCGGCTGCGGTCGGCGGCGCTCGCGGCAATGATCTAATGGACGTTCTCTCTCACATGCAGAACTACATCTGGCGTAAGAACGACACACTGTCTGGCCCCGGCACAAGCATCGGCTGGCTAACCACACACGCAACTAAAGAACGCATGTTGTCCTACATGAAGGATTACTTCGAGCGCGGCATGATGCGGATCAGGTCAATCGACTGCATCGAAGAAATGAAAACCATCCGGCGCGACGGTGGAACTATTGCAGCTCCCGGCAGACAGAAAGATGACCGCGTGATTGCAACCGCACTTGCTGCGGCGGCTTTTGCTGAACAGGTGCAGCCGCGTTTGATTGCTATGAAGCTCACCCGCGCTGTGTCGAAAGGCATGGAAGACTTCACACCAGAAGAAATAGCCACGGGACGAAACGTGTCTAGTTATCTCCGCAAGATTGGAATGTACGGCCAATGAACGAAGTTATGAGCAAAGCTGAAATCTATCGCCAGATGGCCCGCTACCTCGAAGAGGAAGATAGGGTCATGAGTGTCAAATTTTTGGCAGAGCTGGCTGGCCTATCTGAGAGGCTGATCTTTGGCATCTTCATTGGCGACACGCACGCCATGTCTGAAGAGACACAGGTTCGTATGTCTCGCGCCCTGATGCGACTTGAGCGCGGCGATGTGACGGTCATGCGTAATCGCAACCGCACCAAGTATCTGCAATACAACCGCGACCCTAAGCCCCGCATGGTCCGTGGATATGGCTTGAAATTAGACGGGGGTAAGATTACCCTTAACATTGGGGTTAAGAATAGAGCTGATTTTTCTAAACCCACCTTCAAAGAACAAATGGAGAGCTAAAATGGGTATTCTTCGTTCCTACAAATGCCCTCGACACGGCTTTTTTGAAGCTTGGGAGCCTCTTTGCGAGCATGGATGCACAGATGTGGCCCAAGTCTTCCTTCGCGCCCCATCTATGCGCGATAGCACCAAAACGGGGCGTACAAAGAGAAATGACAACAACCTCAAGCAGTTAGCTGTTGATTTTGGCATGACAGACATCAAATCTGTGCGTGAAGGCGAGGCTCAACCGGGTTATTTGACCCGCAACAACGCCAAAGTCAGCAAGCAAGAAGAGGAAGCAGCCATTGCCGCCAAGATGAATGGCGTGATGTGGGGCGAAGCTGGCACTGGAATGTTTAATATGCAAAACATGTTGTCTGGCGGCGCGGTCAGGTCGGCTATGGGTGAGCCAGTTGGCTTTAATCCAAAAGATGCTAATCTCCCGTCGAACCTCCCGACAATCGTTCATGCGAATGACCCAACGCTGAAGATCGAAAAATGAGAATTCCAAAAGACCTCAACCATCGCGAAGAGTTCTATCTGGACCTTGTTCGCAAGTGTAAGGTTTCTTTTGAGGAGCGTAAGGCCGACTACGAAAGCCTTCGCTCCTATTATCTTTTCGGCGCTGGCCCAGAAGAAGCTCCGGCGGCTTACAACAAAATCTATCCGCACATCGACCAGTTGGTTGCCTTCCTCTATTCGGCTGACACCACTCGCTTTGCAATCAATCTTGGCGCGTCGGCTGCTGAATACGAATACAAAAAAATTCCGCGTCTTACCCAAGTTCTTAACGACAAGTGGTCAGACAGCAACGGCGACCATGTATTTGGTTTAGCTCTAAACTGGGCTATGTGCTTCAATTCGGCTTTCGTAAAGCTGATCGTACATAACGGTAGTATTTTTCCCTACTTTGTTGATCCGGCGATGATGGGTGTGTTGCGCGAAGACATTCCGCACAATGACAGGCAGGAAGCCTTTACCCACACCTACTACATGACAAAATCTGACCTGTTCGCTCGGTTGTACAATCATCCGAAACGCGACAGCATTATCTCGCGCATCACAACTGCGCCGACACAAAGCAACTACATCGCAAGCGGCGTTGACCGTATCGTGTTGTCTCAGGTCGATCCGACTATGTACGGCAACGTGAACCTTGATCTGTTTGGCTACAACCGCATGAAGCCAAAGGTCGAGGAAGAAACGATTGAAATGACGGAACTGTATGTCTGGGATGATGAAATCCAAGACTACATGGTTGTCACTCGCGCACAGCCAGATGTTATCATCTACGACCGTCCAAACGAGAATATGTTCTTGAAGGGCGAAAACCCTTTCATTCAGATCACGCCAAACCCGATGCCCGACTACTTCTGGGGTCAATCGGAAGTTTCGCGCCTCGTTTTCCTACAGCAAATGCGTAACAAGCGCATGGGCGAAATCCTCGACCTTCTTGCCAAGCAAGTGAACCCACCGACGGCTTTGATGGGCTTTACTGGCATTTTGGACGAAAAAAACTTCGCTTTGAACCGCCCCGGCGGCTTGCTTTCGACAGATATGCCGAACGCAAAAGCTGATCGTTTGGCCCCGCAGATGCCTGCTGATCTGTATGAACAGCTCAATCAGATCGACGCAATGTTTGAAGAAGCTTCTGGCATTTCGTCTGTGCTGTCAGGTCGCGGTGAAAGCGGTGTTCGCTCTGCTGGTCACGCATCACAACTTGCCCGCTTAGGCTCATCCCGCGCCAAACGCCGCGCTTTGCAAGTCGAACTTGCATTGGAAAAGATGGCGACGCTCTACATGAAGCTGATCCAAGCTTACGACCCGACGCATTACAAAGATGCGGAAGGCTTAAAGTTCATACCAGAACAATTCACCAAAGATTACATCGTCAAAGTGGACGCTCACTCGAATAGCCCTATCTTCATGGAAGATACGCGGTCTATGGCGTTCAATCTGTTCAAAGCTGGCGCTATCGACAAGGAAAGCTTGCTCGACCTGATCGACCCGCCCATGAAACAGATGCTCAAAGAGAAGCTGAAGAAGGCCGCTGCTGCCCCGCAACCGCAGGCCGAAAACGTCACTCCGATGAAAAAGGGAGCCGCAAATGGCTGAACGTCAAGCGACCACAGGCGATCAACCTCGTTTTAGTGCCAAAGAATTGACACGCGAGCAAAAACCAGCGAACCTCCAGTATCGCGTGTCTTCGATCCGGTCCATCGGGCGGGATCAGACACAGCGACAGAACCAACGTGTAAACGTGAGGTAAGCTATGTACAAGTCAATGAAGCGCAGCCGTCGCGGCAAGCGTCGCTAAACCGAAATTGGGGACAGTTACTCTAACCGGAGGCCGACACAATGGCTAAGCGTAAGGGCCGCAAGGCAAAGCGCTAATTGGTTCCCGCAAGGGTCCATTAGCTTTTCAAACCAATCCATCCCTCTCATGACGGAGACGCAAAATGCGTAAGGGTCGCAAGGGCCGTAAGGCTCGCCGCTAACTAATAAACGGGTTAGTCCCGTTTTTGGTTTCGTCTGACGGGGGACGGACGTAAAAATATCCCCCGCTTGACATTTCGTGCTGACTGTCAGCATTTTGACAGAAACTAAGGTGTTACATGGCCGATCAGGACATTATGCAGTTGATGGCAAAGGGTGGTCCCGCTCCAACGGGCGATGAACCTATGGCCCCGCCTCCTGCTTCAGAAGCAATGCCTCCTATGCCTTCGCCTATGTCAACGCCGGAACCCAAGGCTGGCGAACGCGAAGCCGCTATGATTAACGTCAGCATGGCGCTTGATCTTCTGGAACGCTCGCTTCCACAAATCGGTTCTTCCACACCGGAAGGCCGTAAACTTATGTCAGCTCTTAATTCTTTGACTTCCATCATTGGTGCAAAGAAGCAAAAGACGGACGAATTGCAGGCTGCTGAGATCATGCAGCTTCTTAACAATCTCCCGCAGGCGGCTGGTGCGCTGCCGGGTGGCTCAGCCCCCGGTGGTGCACCCCCCATGCCTGCACCGCCCGCGCCTATGGGCGCTGGTGCGCCGCCCGCAATGCCACCGGGTATGCCGCCCGGTGGACCGACCCCGCCCATGTAGGAGCGACAAAATGGACCTGTTTAAGCCTCGCGGGGCCGCTGCGCCTCGCAACCCGACGACCAATCAGCAGCAGAATGGTCAGATCACCAACACGCCGCGTTTCGCGACGCTCGGTGGCCTTGATAGCGCCAAGAAGACCGCCTCGAAGAACATCTACAAGATCGTTCCTCCCGGCGATGGCAAAAAAGTCATCTAACCAGACAGCATAGGGGACAAAACAATGCCGTCTCTCGAAGACCTTACACCGGAAGCCCGTGATGAGCTTGCTCAGCTTGCTCGCGAACTGGCTGACAACCCTGATACTCGGGAGGCGTTTTTGCGCCTTACCAAGAAGGCTCGTCCTTCTCTCACGATTGATGCCATCGACTTGAAAGATGAAGTGGCAGCAAGACTTGAACAGTCTAATGAGCGCGTAAACCTGCTTGAAGGTAAGCTGCGTGAACGCGAAGCGCTCGACACCTTGGAACGTCGTCGGCGCGACCTCATTAAAACTGGCAAGGTGAAATCAGAAGATGACATCGCGGAAGTGGAAAAAGTTATGCTCGAAAAAGGTATAACCAACCACGAAGCGGCGGCAGATTACTGGAACTATATGCGGCAAGCCGCGACGCCTACTCCTCAGACTTCCTACAACAGGAACGTCTTGGATGACAGCGCTCGTAGCTCACTGTCTAAGTTCTGGAAAAATCCTGCTTCCGCTGCCCGCGACGAAGCTGCCAAGGCTCTGACGGAATTGCGGAAGAACCCGCGTCCGATTGGGTTTTGACATTATCGGGGACGAGAGGCGCAAACCGAAACTTAACATGAGGTGAACTAATGCCTATCGGAGGCGGTATTCTCCCCGCATCGGGCACTAATCAGTACACAGAACTGACGTATGTGACCCGCCGGGCCTTCATCCCAAAGATGGTGGTCCAAATCTATAACTCGACGCCGCTGATGGCGGCTCTGATCGCGAACTCGCAGACTGCAACGGGCGGTGTCTCGTCAGTCACGGTTCCGGTGCAGGGCGCTCAGTTCGTCAATGCTCAGTGGTCTGACTACTCGGGTTCGTTCGCACAGCCTGCCGTCCAGCAGGGTGCTTACAACGCTGAGTTCAACCTTAAACTCATGATCTCTCCTGTGCCGTTCCTCGGCATGGAAGGCGCTGTCCAGCAGGATCATGCTATCATCCCGCTCATCGAAGCTCGTATGAACGACGCTACGAACGTGATGATGGACGCTATGGCGACCGCCCTCTACAACAACACCACCAACACGCAGGCTTTCACGGGCCTTCCGGCGGCTGTTGACGATGGCACAGGCACAGCGACCTATGGCAACATCAACCGTAACACCTATGCTTGGTGGAAGTCGAAGCAGTATGCTGCTGGATCGGTCAACCCGACCCGTCAGAACGTGCTTCAGTACATCTCCGGCACGGTCAAGAACGGTGCTGAAGTCCCGACATTCGGTGTCTGCGGCTTTGGTACTTGGACGCTTCTCGCGCAGGACTACGTTGGTCAAGAACAGTACGTCATCACCCCCGGCTCGGGCTTTGATGGCGACGCGAATGGCCCGCAGTCGGCGTTCCGCGCCCTCATGGTCGCTGGCGTTCCGATCTATCCTGACCCGTACTGCCCAGAAGGTACTCTGTACCTCCTCAACACCAACTATCTCTCGCTCTACATCCATGAGCAGGGCCAGTTCGTGTTCACGGGCTTCGAAAGCACTCTGCCTAACTGGCAGATTGGCTACGTCGGCGCGGTCATCAACATTGCTGAGCTTGTTAGCACTAAGCCTAAGTCGATGACTAAGGTGACGGGCTACAACTCGCTCTCGCTCTAAGGAGATCGACCTATGGCACTCGCCAATAACAAAATCATTCTCGCTAATGCCTCGGCCAATACGGCTGGTGCGTACTTCCAGCCTGTCACTGTTTCCAGCGTTGGTGCTGGTAACACGACAGCTATGGGTTCGTCCCAGTTCTTGCCCGCTGGCAACTACGTTCTGCTTCCTACGGCAAACGTGACCATCGAGTTCAACGCTTACACGGGTTCAGCTAACGCTTGGACAACGTGGATTGCTTCGAACGTCGGCGGTTCGATTGTCTCGGACGGCTACAACGTTCGTGCGAACGCGGTCACTGGCACTCAGACGATCACGCTCTATACGGTCAACGGCGGCAATGCAGCACCTCAGTCCTCCTACGCTACCTCGTAAGGAGAACTCAGATGGCTAACCAAAACCGCGTCGGCTCTGAATTACAAGACGGCTTTGGAAATAAGCGCCTTGCTACTGTCAGAGCACCGTTCTCGCTGGCAACGACGGGTAATGCTGTCGTTGCTCTGCCTATTCTGTCGGGTGGCACAAGCGGTACAACCGAATACATCATTCGGCGTATCACTGTTGCCAACCTGTCGAATAGCGCAGGCGGGACTGCTCCGTCGGCTGCTCTTGCTAACGTTACAGTTGGCACGACCAATGACGGTGCAAACCTCGTTGCAAACCTTACGACCCTGACGAACCTGACTAACGCAGTAAGCTTCGTTGATCTGACGCTCAACACCGATACAGCCAAGGTTTGCTACACGGCAAACACCCTGTTCGTAAACGTCACGGCCAATGTTGCTAATGCTCAGGCGTTCATCAGCGTCTATGGCGACATCGTGACGTTCTAATGCTTACTGTCTGGGTCATAAACAAGACTAACGACATCCTAATCGACGGGTGGGACGGAAAGAAATATGAATTTCTTCCCAGAAAACCCGTCGAGGTTCCACTTGAAGTGGCACGGCATGTCTTTGGTTATGGTTTAGAAGACAAGACAGAAACAATAGTTCGCCTCGGCTGGACCAAAACAGCAAATGACAAGCCGGAAGCGCTTGCTCGTCTCAACCAGTTTGAGATCAGCGAGACACGGCCACAGGCCCACCGCGAAACGTCCCCAACGGTGGACCGGACCCCTCTCTCTGTTCCAAGGCAGGGAGAGGGGAAAGGGACGAAGGCTGCATGATGTGGAACCAAGATGACCACGCTACAAGACTACATCACGCAAGTCAGACGGCTTCTTCATGATGCCAATGCTAATTTCTGGTCTGACACGGACCTAACGGCATACATCAATACCGCTCGCAATCAGCTTGTTCGTGATAGCGGATGTAAGCGCGAACTCCAGACTTCTGCCACGGTGACTAACCAAGAAGTCTATGACTACTCGTCTTTGCCCAACGGCTCGAAGACCTTAGACATTATCAACATCAATCTTTACTGGGGCAATTCGCGATGGCCGCTGAATTATCTGCCTTGGTCGCAGTTCAACGCCCAGTTGCGTTACTGGCAGAACTATTACAACCGTCCCATCGCGTTCTCGAACTACGGGCCTCAGAAGTTCTATCTCGGTCCTGTGCCAGATCAGGTCTACACGATTGAAGTAGACACGGTTGTGCAGCCGACAGACCTTGTTAATCTTGCTGACGTTGAAGTGGACATTGTTCAGCCGTTCCAGCAGCCTGTTCCGTTCTTTGCCGCTCATCTGGCAAAGTATTATGAACAGAGCTATGGCGAGAGCGAAATCTATAAGGGCGAGTATCAGAAGCTCGTTCAGAACGTCCTCTCGACCCAGTTCACCCGTAGAGTGCCTAACGCCTACAATACGGGGCCATAATGGCACAGTCGCCCGAACAAAAGAAAAATTACCAAGTTGTTAAGGCGTTCAAGGCTCTGAACACCAAAGCAAACCGCACGGCTATTGCTGATGAGGAGTTTGCTTGGATTGAGAACATCCAGCCGATTGGCTACGGCAATCTGAAGATCGTTGCGGCTCAGTCCAACGTCGGCATTACATGGGCAAACACGGTCACGCACATTGATAGCGTGAATATCGAAAATCAGGACTACATTCTGGCTTTTCAATCTAATGGCAGCGCTCAAGCTTATAAAATCTCGTCCAATACGGTTGTGACGGTCGCCAATTCAAGCACTTTCTCGGCTACTGGCGTCATTTCTAAGCAATGGAAGAACGAAAGAGCCACCATCGTGGACCCTGAGAAGGGTTATTACACATGGGATGGCGCTAATCTCATTACCGTTGGCTGTATTACCAATATCGGGATTACCAACGCTGGTTCTGGTTATACACAGCCCCCGCTTGTGACCATTTCGGCTCCGAACCAAACAAATGGTGTGCAGGCGACGGCTATTGCGTTCATTTCGAACGCTGCTGGCACTATCACCAACATTACAATCAACAATGGCGGCACAAGCTTTACGGCTTTTCCAACCATTACGATTGACCCGCCGACTTCCTCGACCGGAACGCAGGCTCAAGCGGTCGTCACGACCCTTTCCAACAATGCCATCGCTGGCATCCAGATCACAAACCCCGGTTATGGGTACATAACTACGCCAGCTATCACTATTACAGGTGGTGGCGGCTCTGGGGCTAACCTGACAACTACACTTGGCTCCGGCCTTGTGAGCGGTATCAGCATTACAAACGCTGGTACGGGATATACAAGCACACCTAACGTGACCATCACGGGCGGCGGTGGCACAAATGCAACAGCCGTGGCTGGCTTCTTGTCCTTTGCCAATGGCACGGTCGGCGTCACCATCACCAATGGTGGCACGGGCTACACATCGACCCCCAACGTAGCAATTTCTGGCGGTAGCGGGGCAAATGCTGCCGCAACGGCCATTATTGCTGGCGGCGCGGTCGTTGGCGTTGTGGTGACTAACCCCGGCTCTGGCTACACAAGCAATCCGACGGTCACAATTTCGGGCGGCGGCGGTAACGGCGCGACAGCTACGGGTGTGGCGACAACCAAAGCCAACAATGGTCTTGAGACGTTTCAAGGTCGTGTGTGGATCAGCCAAGGCCGTACCGTCTTCTACACGGCTGCTGGTCAATACAATGATTTTTCGTCAATTTCGGCTGGCAACTTGACGCTGGCTGACGACACTTTGCACAGCAATATCAATTCTTTGCTTAGTGCTAACAACTTTCTTTATATCTTTGGTGACGACAGCATCAACGTCTTCTCTGACGTTCGCGTTGGCACTAACGGCATCACGACTTTCACCAACACCAACGTGTCGGCCTCGGTCGGCTCTCGTCGCCCCGGCTCTATCTTCCCGTATTTCCGTTCTGTGTTGTTTATGAACGATTACGGTGTGTATGCGCTGGTTGGTGCGACCACGACCAAGATTTCTGACGCTTTGGATGGCGTGTTTCCCCTAATCGACTTCTCTTATCCGATCACGGGCGGTCAGGTTCTTGTTAACAACATCCTCTGCGCGGCGTTCAACTTTTATTACAATGATCCGGTCATGGGCCTGCGGCCTATCCAAGCCGTGTTCTTTGACAAGAAATGGTTCATCACCAGCCAAGGTACTTTGCTGCGGACGACCTCTGTGCCGTCCTTGGGCATTATTTACCTTTACGGCACGGGTGGAACCAATCTGATCCGCGCCTATGGCAACTCGACGGCTAATGTCTCAACCCGTTTGTTGACGGCTCTGTGGCCTATGCAGGACACGATCCGCACCAAGCAGGCTCTCAAGTTTGGCATTGAAGCGACGCTGACGCAGGGCGGTACTTTGACCGTGACTGTGGACAGCGAGACGGGTGCAAGTCCTGCCTATACGCTGACCAACTTTATCACTTGGTACAATAATAACGGGACTACGATCCCGTGGAAAAACAACAGCAATGTTAATATCCCGTGGTCGTTGTCTAACGGCTATGCGCTCTACAAGTCCGATGCTATGCAATATGGCAAATATCTTGGACTTACAGTAACATCCAATTCACCCGGAATGATCTACAACACGTTCGAAATGGAACACGAACTCAGAGTGAG